AGCAACCACTTCTTCTACCACTAGAGGTTCTTCTACAACCTCTACTTCTTTTTTCTTTTTAGCCATAATATAATATAATTAAATAATATAAAACTACCCCACCCGAAGGTGAGGTAGTTTCGTTAAATATAGATTACTTCAATAACATGAAGTTGTTTGCTCCCTGTACAACTAAGCAACGCTCAGTTAGCATGTGAAGCTGCATTGCGTCAAGCGCAGATGTAGCAGCACCTACTGAACCAGTTACCCAAGTCTTCATACGACGGTCGTCAGTAGCAGAAGCTCTGAAACGTACGTGTAGGAACGGACGCTTAAGGTTCTTACCTAATTGCTGATCGTATACAGTTGAAGTACCAGCTGGGATAATAACTCCGCGGATAGCTTCTGAAGCGTTAGCAGTGTTAATACCTCCACGAGTAGCTTTGTCGTTTAAGTAACGGAAGTCAGACTTGTAGAAGTCGTAAGATCCGCGACGGAAACCTGAGAAGCCAAGGTTTAGAGCCATGTCTTCGTCGTTTTCAAACACTCCGTAAGAAGTACCACCAGCACCGTAAGAGTTCATTGAAGCAAGCATATCGTCAATAGCTAGAGATGTAGCACGGTTAACGAATAGCATGTTTTCTTCAATAGCACCTTGAGAATCAAACTCAGCAAGGATAGCGTCGAACTCAGCTAAATCAGTAGCAGCGTTGACACCAGTGATACCAGTAGTAATGTTACCACGATCTTCAATAGCAGCGAATAAACCTTCAGTACCGAAAGCGTTACCCGCGCCGTTAATTAAAGTGTCAGCAGAACCAGCAGTATCACCCTTAATAGACTCTAGCATAGACATCTCAATGTAGTCGTTGAAACGAGCACGAGTATCAGACTCAGCCTTTAGGTACCAAAGGTAACCTGATTGACCATCTTCAGCTGCTACTTCAATCCAACCAATACGAGACGCGTCAGATCCTGACACCTCGTAGTAGTCCTTCATGATAATCGGCTTGTTGTTGAACGTCTTGAATGAAGGCTCGTTAGCACCTCTTCTATCTGTGTCAGCAGCAGAAGCACTGTGGTAGTTAGTACCTTTACCAAACTCAGAACCGTAAACTAAACAAGTAGTTGTCTGATTTGTATTTAAAGCAGTGATAGTGCTGTTATCATAAGTCTGTACAGTAATTGTGTCTGTACTTACCGCTGTTACTGAACATTTTGAAACTCCGTTAGCATCAGCTAAGATAACTGTATCGTTAACTCTAATACCGTGTCTTACCTCTCCTGTGTGACCATTTGAGATACCCGCGTTATCAGCATCAGCTCCATCAATATCAGCTTGAACTAAAAATGTATTTGCATCTGACATTTTACCTTTGTACGAAAGGTGTAATCTACCCTGCTCAGACCAAACAACTTGGTCAGCAGTCATTGCTTCTTCAGCTCCAACTTGTGAAAGGAAACCTGAAATAGTTCTTGGACCGAACACCTCAGCTTCTTTCTCCATTAGATCTGGTACGTATTGTTGCGCCCAACCTTCTCCTGTTGTAGACGCTAAATCTAGATAATTCGAAGCTTGCGCCTGCTGTACTGCAGCCGGTACGCTATTCAAATTAGTTCCTGGATTAATTGCCATAATTTCTTAAATTTTTATTTTTTACTTTTCATTTTAAATTTAAAAGAGTTTGAATCGTCACCTAACACACGAACTTTAATACCACCTGCTTCAACCACACCGTGCGATTGTCTTGGATCCATATTAATATTTTTAGACTTAGCTACTGTTTCTTTTAAAGCGTCAGCCTTACCCTGTTCGTAAAAGTGCCTAGCAACAGCATCTGCGTTCATAGCTGTAAATAAACTTTTGTGATAACCTTTCGCATCACTCATCGTATTATTTTCGTCAAGAAACTTTCCGACAAAATTGTTAATATCGCTTTGAGTGTTTTTAACTTGCTCGGCGTCTTTAACAGAATACCTGTAAGTTTTATCTCCAACATTGTAGTCAAAACCTTTGAACTTGTCATTGAAAACTTGTTGTGTCTTCTTATTAAAAACTAACTTTTGTTTTTCTACAGTCTTTTGCGTCTGCTCAGACTCTTTATTGTATCTATTGAAAAAATCTATAGCCTTCTGCTGCTCAGGTGTGAGTTTGCTTCCAGCTTTAATTTCTTCATAGTATTTAGACTTTTGCCTGTCTAAGTGGGCTTTAGCCTCGGCAACTTGCTCTTTTCGGGCTAATTTTCTTCTCTTTATATCACGCTCATCATCTATTGATTCATCATAAGCAAATTGATCTTCCATCAAAAAGCTTATTTCTTCTGAAGATAAATGAGGCTTAGTATCTCTATAGTACTCACGTAAAGCATCTTGATCGTCTATACTAGATACATCTCTATTTAATCTAACATAATCTTCAAGATCACCACCAGTATCTGCCATGAAGTCAATAAGCTTCTTTACATTTTCTGGAAGCTCACCTCCTGTAGCCTGCGCTTCTTCAATAGCATCGGCAACCTCTTCTTTAAAGTCTTCGACTTGTTCTTCAGTTACTTCTTCTAGTGTTGGTACTTCTTCTTGTACTTCTCCTTGCGGTTGTACTTCGTCTTCACTTTGTGAGGGCTCGGCGTCTTCATCGACTCTAACCACTCCTGCGTCGTCAGTGTTACTTTCTTCAGTTTCATTGTTTGGTTTAGATAAATCTACTTTAATAACGCTAGGATCTTCTGCACTATCAAATTTACTTAAATCAAGTTCAGGTTGTTCTTCTACAACTTCTTCAACTTGTGGTGTTTCGTTTTCAACCTCTTGGATTACGTCCTCAAGGTCTGTTTGGTTATTTTCTTCCATGATAAAATATTATATAATTTATTAAGTTCCAATTTGAGGGTTGAACTTATCTAAACCCACTCCGCCTCCAAGTATATCATTACCTGAAGACTCAAACTTTTTAGCTTGTTCTTGCTTAACTTTTCCGTCTTGTTTAACTTGCTCAAGTTTCATTGCTTGATTACGATCTTGATCACGTAATTGTTGGTTTAACTCAAACTCAAACTGCATTAATTCTTTTTTCAATTTAACCTCTTCTTGAAGATGTGTTAATCTTGCGTTAGCTCTAGTTTGCTCTAGTTGTGTGTCCGCTTGAGCTTTTGCCTGATTTTTTTGCATCTCAGCTTGAGCAATGGCTTGTTGAGCTTGCGCATTTGCTTGTGCTTGCGCTTGTGCATTCTCCTGTTGGATTTTTTGATCACGTTCCTGTTTTTGCTTTCTCTTTATCTTTAGTAGTTGATTTGCTAGTTTAATGTTTCTAACTTCTCTAATATCAATAGCGTCGTCTAAATCTATTAACTGCTGAGCTAATGCTGTCTGTATATTATTTTCAAGAAGCTGTTTTTCCTCTGCATCTGGCATAAGCTCAATAAATATACCAAAGTCGTATAGATAAAGCTCTGACATTTCTTTTAATGTAGCTGCGTTATGTGCGCCTATAGATTGTATAAAAGCGTCTGCTGTAGGAGAATATTCTAATATATCAGATATTCTAAGTGATAAAGACTCAGCTACCTCTGACGTCAAGTACATTGATCCAAGCAGTATATGTCTAGTAGCTACATTAGAATTAGCAGCTGCTAACTTCTGCACACCTACTAATGATTTAGGATCTGGTACACTGGCATCTCTAGCTTCGTTAAGACCCGTTACATCACGGATCATTTGTAAGTAATAATTATAATTACCTATTAAAGCTTGTAGTTTGTTACCAGCACCTGCGCCATTAGATATTTCTCTAATAGGCATAGCACCAGGATTTTGATCACCGTCGCCGGTAAAGCTTCTACCAATTACACTACCAGTCTGGAAGAACATATTAAGAGCTTCTTGTGGGTTGTAATTAGTTCCGTTACCTAAATCTATTTCAGCAAGTCCGTCAGCGTCAAGGTATACACCGTCTGGCACCATACGCGACATAACTTGTTGTATTTTTAAATGTGTAAGCTGTATCATATCAGCAAACCCAGTGATTCTACTAACTAATGATTCAATACGATTATCGTATAGATGTGGTGCTACGATATTGTAGTTCATCTTAACTTTGTTAAAGTCAGACTTGCTACGCATCATGTTTTGACAAATATTCCACTTAAGCAGTTTATTAATACCTATTACAACAGCACCTTCGTAAACTACTTCTACCGCACGTTGTAGTTTCATATATCCACCTTCTTTGTTTTCTGGTGGATTAAACGTATCATCTTTAGGTATAGCTCTTTCGCCTCCTGTACCAGTTTCTTTTAGTTTGTACGTATCGTTCTTATACGTTTTATAATTAAAATATAAAACTTGAACTTTATTTTGATCTCTAACTTCTACTCTATTATATTTACGTCTAGGTCTATAAGAGCTTTTCTTTATCTCTTCTAAATCTGATTGAGTTAAGTTTGGAAACTCTCTAACAAGCTCATTTATAGATAAAGTTTTTACTTCACCTACGTAATATATATCATCAAAATACGGAGAGTCTGTATAAGAATAAACTATATTGGCTGGATCTACGTAATCAACAGTAACTCCTTGGCTAGTATTAAAACCTGTTTTTACACAAGCAATACCTAATACAGTTAAGTCATGAAGTAATCTTCTTCTAGTTAAATCATATTTATTACCATCAAGCAATACATTAATAGCTTGCTCTTCAGCTAATTCTACAGCTTGCTTATAATCAAGTTGCATGTGAAGTTCTAGCTCTTCTTTAGTATCTGGTAAATCTTCTTTTTTATTTTCATATAAATCCATATTAAAGAGCTTGCCAGCTTGATCGTTAAAAGCTTTAGCATTCATATCTCTTAATATAGACTCCATATATTCAGTGCGCTTGCTTACGCCATACTGGTCTTGAGAGTATGCTTTAACCGTAAACATACGCTCAGACATACCGTTTACTACAATGTCTACAAATTTAGGTATAATAGGTACTGGCTTCCAGTCTAAGTTAAGATAAGATAAATCACCGTTAATAGATAATTCATCTTTGTATTTTTGTATTGATTGTTCACCTCTAGCATACAGTCTTAATCTATGGTACTTGTTTTGAGTATCTACATATCTATTAGACTGCGCACCATTGAACCACTCTTGTTCTATAGCTTTAGCTACTTTAAGCCCATACTCTGGGCTCATTTTTTCTAAGTCGCTAACAACTTGAGATGGAAAATTAACATATACTGACTCAGCCATGCTTTACTTTATTATTTGGGACGTAAATCCTTTGTTATCGTATTTTGATATATTCAAATTTAATGGTGTTCTTTTGCGGTTTGGATTTGGTGCATATAAGTTTTTATTGCAAGCCATAATAGCTAAACCTGAACTTATTGAAGCGTCGTGCTTTGTTCTGCGGTTAATATCAAACTTTGACCAATCAAGTAAAGTATCGTTAAAATACATTGTACCGTACTCACCATCACCTTTGTGACCTACATGGTTATTGATATACATTTCAATAGCTGCAGCGTGGGCTTGTTTAATATCTTCACTTGAGTTTGGTATACCACCAACTTCTTTTTCAGCTGTTGATAACTT